TCATATTTGACGACGAAGATCCGACGTTGTTCGAGATCAGGAACGCAAACGCGACATATTCTAACCCATACACGTACAGACTCACCGACACATTTCCTTAGGAGGCCTGATGGCTACCGTTACCGGCTACACGGCCGAACGAATGAAGCAAATCGAAGACAAGGCCATTACTGACGGTGAGGTTCGAGGAGACGATCTCATTCTCATCGCGCACGATCTCTCAGAGATTGATGCAGGTAATGTCCGTGGCCCACAGGGCACGCAAGGCCCAATGGGTGAAATCAGTCAAGCCGAACTGGATGCTGCAATTTCATCCGTTTACAACATCGCTGTTCCGCGGTTCGCCAACGCCGCAGCAAGGGATGCTGCTATTCCGGCTCCGGTCAAAGGCCAGCTTTGTATGGTTGGTGCTGCTCAAGAGATTTATATTTCACCATTGGGATGGCTCAAGGTTGGAGCGCAGCCACGATTTCATCTTGAGCTTTCGGCAAACGTGCCTCAAAATAATGATGCATTGAATCCGCCAATTATTTGGGATGTCTGGGATGATGTTCACAACATGGTGAATCATTCTACCGGACGTGCGACAATGCCGTTGGATGGAATTGTTGTGACGAATTGGGCAGTAGGTGTAAATAACGCTAGCGGTGCTGCCAATCCATATGCCGGGTCCATATTGGCATCGACCGTTAATACAATGCTTCGGTCTGGTAGTAGGTTCCAATACGCTCAACAAACACAATTCTTTATTTACACCTCTATCGGAATGGCCATCCTTCCAGTTACTGCTGGGCAAACTCTAATGATTCAACCATATATCACCGCCGTTGGATCTGTAAAGACTCTTCTTAGGACTGCCGATTCTGGTACTTGTTGGGATTTGATGTATCTGTCATTCACATGATTTCCGTAAAAGCGGCAGGTGACTGGAAAGACACCGAAACGTTCCTCCGTAAGATGGAAAGTCACGATCTATATCGTAATCTGGATCGTTATGGCGCCATGGGGGTTTCCGCACTCCGTGATTCCACTCCAGAAGAAACCGGAGAAACCGCGCATTCATGGGATTATATTATCACTGCAGAAACCGGTTCTATCCGAATCGACTGGGTCAATTATCACGTCAACGAAGGCGTGAACATCGCGGTCATAATCCAGTATGGACATGGAACCCGTCACGGCGGATATGTTGTCGGAAGAGATTACATCAACCCAACAATGCGACCTATATTTGACAAGATCGCAGATGATGTTTGGAAGGAGGTGATCAAGGCATGAGTGGTGTAGACAATCGCGTTGTATCCATTACATTCGACAATGCGCAGTTCGAGCGAAAGATCGCAGAGACGATCAAGAGTATTGAATCGCTCAAGAAATCGATGAATTTCGACGAGGCAGCGAAAGGCGTTGATGGTCTCTCGGCCGCAACAAGCCATTTCGATCTGTCCAACATGGCTAAGGGAATCGAGTCCATCGCTGGTAAATTCACAGCATTGGGCGCTATCGGATTCACCATCATTCAAAGCTTGACACGCGAATTCCTGAATCTGGCCAAGAGTGTTGCAGGAAAGGTCTGGGATCCTCTGGTCGAGGGCGGTAAGAAGAGAGCCCTCAACATCGAGCAAGCCCAGTTCCAGTTCCGTGGTCTTGGGATCGACGTTACCAAGGCAATGGATTCGTCTCTGAAGGCGGTCAAGGGTACTGCCTACGGACTCGATGAAGCTGCCAAGGCGGCATCTCAGTTTGCCGCTTCAGGTATCGACGTTGGTGATAAGATGACTGGCGCCCTTCGGGGCGTCGCTGGCGCAGCAGCAATGACTGGTTCGTCGTTCTCTGACATCGCTCAGATCTTCACTCAGTCAGCCGCGTCCGGTAAAGTCAACACGATGGACCTCCAGCAGTTCGCTTCTAGAGGTCTTAACGTTGCTGCAGCCCTTGGTAAGGTCATGGGCAAGACCGAGCAACAGGTCAGGGAGATGGCTTCCTCCGGGAAGCTAGACTTCAAGACCTTCGCGGATGCCATGGATCAGGCATTCGGTGCTCACGCCCAACAGGCCAACGAGACCTTCATTGGTGCACTCGCCAACATGAAGGCTGCGCTTGCCCGTACGGGTGCCGCGTTCTTCGGTCCTACCCTAGAACAGCAACGCGATCTGCTCAATACCCTCTCTCCGATCATCGACAACGTCACCGCCGCATTGAAGCCGTTGATCAATGCCCTCACAGGCATGGGTAGGATTCTCACCAATCTCGCGATCAGCAAGTTGTTCCGTGTTGGAGATCTGAAGAACTTCAGTACGGCAATGACAAACATCGCGGCAGGGATCTTGAATCTCTTCCAGCGCGTGTTCGAAGTACTGAAGCCGATCAAGGAAGCATTCAGAGACATCTTCCCGAAGAGCCAGTCCTCTGGATTGGTCGCGTTCTCGGAGTCGTTCAAGAAGTTCACCGAAAACCTCAAAATAGGAGCAAGTACTGCCTCCAAGATCAAGTCGGTTTTCGAGGGAGTCTTCTCGATCTTCCGTATAGGATGGGAAGTTGTCAAGGGAATTGCTGACGTCTTCGGTGCACTGTTCGGAGAACTGTCAAGACTCTCTGGTGCATTCGGTGACGCGGCCGGAGGCACCGGAAATTTCCTCACGCATCTGAACGACATCCTTGTCAAAGGTAAAGGGATCCAACACTTCTTCGAAGGACTTGCTGACGCTGTTCACTGGGTCGGCGACGCCATCGGGAAGGTGTTCACACATGGAATTCCAGGAGCCAAGGAAGTTGGAGACGTAGCCGATCGAATCGGTCAGAGATGGAAGGAACTTGGAGGAATCTGGGACTGGCTCGCCGACAAGCTCGGCGCAGTTGGTAAGGTACTTGCCACTGTCGGTAAGGCTATTGGGAAATTCGCTAAGGAACTTGGACAGAAGATCGCGGATCTCTTCACACCAGGAAGTTTCAAGCTCGCGTTGGATGCAATCAACACCGGGCTTCTCGGAGGCATCGTCCTTCTGTTCAGGAACTTCTTGAAGAATGGTTTGAACATCGATCTCACTGGCGGAATGATGACATCCGTCAAGGGAATGTTCGACGAGCTTACCGGAACTATCAAGACTTTCCAGACGCAGATCAAGGCCAATGCTCTGATGAAGATTGCTCAGGCTATCGCGGTTCTTACTGCTGCAGTCCTGGTCCTGTCGTTGATCGACTCTGCTGCGCTCACGCGTTCGATGGGCGCCCTTGCTGTCGGCATGGGAGAGCTCGTCGGATCGTTGGCGCTCCTCGACAAGATCGCGACCAACCAGACAGCCGTAAAGCTTGCTGGATTGTCGGCAGGTCTTATTCTACTCGCGACTGCCGTTGTCATTCTCAGTGGTGCTGTAGCAATTCTTGCCAGTTTGAGTTGGGGAGATCTTGCAAAAGGTCTTCTTGGTCTGTCTGCGATTCTCCTTATTGTCATTGGTGCATCAAAGGTTCTTGGAGAGAACACGGTTGGCATGATCAAAGCCGGTATCGGCATGATCGGAATGTCAATCGGTATATTGCTCCTGAGCAAGGCTGTCGAAGCATTTTCTGGCATGAATCTTGCCCAGCTCGCGACCGGATTCATATCCGTTGCCGTGGGTATGGCTCTCATATCTGCCTCGACCAATCTGATGCCTAAAGACATGATATCTAAGGGCCTTGGCCTAATTGCTATTGCCGTAGGCATGAAGATATTGGCCAGCGCGGTTCAGGCTTTTGCTGGACTCTCGTGGGCATCGCTTGCCAAAGGCTTTGCCGCTGTCGCGGTTGGTCTAGTCATCATCGGCGCAGCAATGTATCTGTTCCCACCAGACATGATCGCAACATCTGTTGGTCTGATCATCGTTGCGGCTGCTCTGAACATCATGGCAAGAGCTGTTGCAACTTTGGGTCAGATGAAGATGGGAGACCTCGCGAAGGGTGTCGGCGCTATTGCAGCCATGCTTCTTGTTCTTGCTGTGGCCACGAATGCCATGACAGGAGCAATTGCAGGAGCGATTGCGCTCGGAATCGTAGCAGGAGCTCTTCTCGGGCTTGCCGTGGTCGTCAAGATGTTCTCCGGCATGAAGGTCGGAGACATGGCCAAAGGCATGCTCGCGATGGCAGTAGCTATTGCCGTACTGGCTGGTATGGCCGCTTTGATAACTCCTCTTATTCCAGCATTGTTGGCAATGGGTGCGGCTCTCACGCTTGTCGGTGCTGGGTTCATGCTATTCGGCGCTGGTGCATATTTGGTAGCCAAGGCATTCGAGGCATTGGCAAAGGCAGGAGAGAAGGGCACAACAGCTCTCATAAATTCTCTTACTGCCCTTGCCACCATGCTTCCAAAGCTCATGGCGTCCTTCGGCGAAGGCGTATTGGCCATGGGAGAGGTTCTTCTCAAGGGGCTTACCAAACTTGTACCAATTCTCGGAACGCTTCTCGGGAAGCTCATCGACGAGCTGTCGAAGCTGGCTCCAAAGCTAGGCGATCTTCTCGTCAAAGTTGTTGAAACAGCATTGAAGGCCTTGGTCAGGCTATATCCTGAAATCGCCTTGGCTGGAGTTCAGATTATTCTGGCATTGCTTCGTGGAATCGAAGAGAACCTTCCGAAGATTGTCGAATCGGCAAAGAACATCATCGTCAATTTCTTGAATGGTCTTGCTAATGCGATTCCTCAGATCATTGGCGCAGCAGTGAATCTTATTACGTCCTTTATAAATGCAATCGCCAGCAACATGTCTTTGATCATTCAAGCTGGTGTGAATCTGATCATATCCTTCCTCATGGGTATTGCGTCAGCCGAAACTCAGATTATTCAGGCTGTGACGAACATCATCACGATGTTTATCACGCAAATCGCTGCTTCGGCCACTCAGATTGCTCAGGCTGGTACGGACGCGCTCGTTGCGTTCCTTGGTGGTCTCACAAGCGATGTCACGAAGGTTGTGGACGCTGTTGCCACTCTTATCACGACATTCATTACCGAGGTCGGTAAGAAAGCCACCGAGGTTGCCCAAGCGGGTACCGATGCGTTGGTCAATTTCCTCAATGGTGTTACCAACGATACCAAAAAGATATCTGACGCAGCAACGAAGCTTCTTCTAACGTTGCTAAGTGAAGCATCGAAGAACGCGAGCAAGCTTGGCGCTGCAGGTGCTACGGCGCTCGCCGAATTCATTAAAGGCGTCGGCAAAGATATTGGTAAGATTGTTGACGCTGGTACAAATCTTATCATCTCCTTTATTCGTGGTATTGGAGCCAACGCGCTCAAGATTGCCAACGCGGCTATGGACACGGTTGTCCAATTTGTGAATGGACTGTCAGTAGCCATCAAGAATCACTCCAAAGAGCTTCAGGAAGCTGGCAAGAGTCTTGCCTTTGCTATCGCAGATGGTATGACTGGCGGTATGGCCTCCAAGGTCAAGGAAGCTGCAGAAGGAGCAGTCAATCTGGCCAAGAGTGCCTGGAATGCTGCCATGAACTTCATCAAGGCTGCGTCGCCTTCGAAGCTATTCTACGAGATGGGTCAGTACATGGCTATGGGCATGGCCAACGCTCTGAACGACGATACGAGTGCTGCCGATAGCGCAGCAGGTCTTGCCAGTAGAACCGTGTCCGCATTCCAAGATTCAATGAGCTTGGTGCCAGATGCTCTCGCTAACATGGATGAATTCAATCCTGTAATCACACCTGTGTTGGATCTGACGAAGGTTCAGGCTGACGCGAAGGATCTCAGTCGTATGGTGACTCTTGCGCCTATGGCAGCGGATCTTTCGTTCCAGCAGGCTCAGCAATTGGCGCACACTACAGATACGAAGCCGGGAGAAGCAGAAGCTCCTCTTCCACCACAGCCAACGGAGGTGAAGTTCGAACAGAACATCTACGCTCCAGAAGCACTGTCTACGAATGATATTTACCGTAACACCAGGAGTCAGATTGCTTTGGCCAAGGAGGAGCTGAGCATACCATGAAGATCACCGAGGTAAGACTATATTCTTCGAACAACACCTTGGTATCGACTTTCAGTTTCAGGGATCCAGGGTCTCAGAATCCTTATATTGCTAAGGAGATCCTGGGACTTGATGCTGAAGAGATCGTGCCACGGTTCTATGGGATCTCTCAGGTTTCAAAGAGTCGATATTACGCGATGTCGCTCAACTCGCGGCAGATTGTCATCAACGTAAGTCTCAATCCTGAGTTCGCCGTCAATCAGACATATTCCGATCTGAGGGACAATCTCTATCGAGCCATATCTGCATCCAGAACTGGCGAGATGATGATCAAGTTCTTCAACGGTGACGAAGAGGTTGCTGATATTGGTGCCTTCCTCGTGAAGATGGAATCACCACACTTCACAGATACTCCAGAAGTTCATATTACGCTTGTCTGTGATGATCCAATGTTGCATGCGCCAATGCCGGTTGTTTTCACAAGCGGCATCAATCCTCGATCCATTCCAGAGGATGTTTCAACAGCTCCTCATGGTTTCTCCTTCAAGGTTAAGTTCACGGCTCTCACCAATTCATTCTATATTCGAGATGCCGCAACTCCAGAATGGGCTTTCACCGTCACACCAGGAACTATTGGTGGAGCAACAGGATTCAGGGTTGATGACGAGCTATATTTCTCGAGTGAGCAACCAAAGCAGATTTATCTTGTTCGAGCTGGTGTCACGACGCAGTTGGCCGATAAGATTCAGCTTGGCTCTATTTGGCCGGTTCTCTTCCCTGGAGACAACGATTTCGACTATTCGCCAGAAGTAACTTGGGAGCTTGTTTCTTATTATCCGACATTCTGGGGGATCTAATGGACATATTCGTCTTCAAAGATCCAGGAACCTCTTTTCTTCTCAGTGAAGGAAAACTTGTAAGCGACATCAAGAGCATAATGTGGATCGAGCGTTATCGAGATGCTGGAGAATTCACAATCAAGGCGCGAATCGATTCCGATATTCGTAATGAGCTGCCCATTGGTGCTTGTATCGCTCATACAAACAGCGACACGGTCATGCTCGTCGAGAATCAAGAAATCAACGAGCAAGGTCAAGGAGATCTTGAGATTTCTGTGACTGGTAGAAGTATCGAGACGATTCTTGATCAGAGAACCATCGGACAGAACAATACGTGGCCTGCGACGTCATATCCTATCCCTGACTATTTGCTTGCAGCGGATTACACCTGGAACCAGGCAGTGCTGATGATAAAGCATCATCTAATCCCTGGGTCCACAATCGACGCGAACGATGCCGTTCAAGGGCTTCTTGCCAATCATGATGTGCCTGCTGGTACTAGTGGACAGCAAGTCGCTCGAATCATCAAGCCTGGAAGTGTCTATGCGGCTATTTTGGAGCTTCTAGCCAGCGATTCGCTTGGTATCAGAGCTATCAGGCCTGGTCCGTGGTCTCCGATGCCTTCAAATCCAGAAGTTCTTATTCAGGTGCATAAGGGTACGGATCGTACCAAGACGGTTATATTCTCGAACGCGTCCGGAGACATCGATAACGCTGATTATCTGTGGAGCAACAAGAAATTCAAGAATTGTGCTCTTGTGATGGGTCGTTGGGTCGACATAATGATCAAAGCCACCACTACAGACCAAATCGGGCGTAATCGTCGTGTCCTCTATGTGGAGGCCGGAGACATTGACCAGGCATTTTCTGCTCCACCGACCGGTTCAGACCTTACAAACGTCCAAGCCGCGTTGACAAATCGTGGTTATCAGGCCCTTGCGGCCCAAAGACAGGTTGCACTCGCCAAAGCGCAGGCAGCGCGTAATCTGAAGACATATTTGTACCGTAAAGACTTCTTCGTAGGCGATATTGTGACCGTAAACGGCGAATACAACGAAACGACCACTATGCGCGTGACCGAATATGTCGAAATTTGGGACGAACACGGCGAAAGTGGTTATCCGACGTTTTCAGACGCATAGGAGCCTAAATGGTCTATTTTCTATCCATCTTATTCCTGGCAATTGGAGGTATTTCCGGATATTTGCTCCATTACCTCGTAATGAAGATGAATCCGAGCGGAAGATTGGTCATAACCGAGAAAAGCGATGGAGGAACGTTATATTCACTCGAATTGGACTCAGACCCTTCAGAATTGGCAGGACGGGACCTGGTGACCTTCTTGGTCATGAGGGCTTACGATCCGAATCCAGAGCGTCCACCGATGCCCCTCCCTCCGAGGTAATCGCAACCAATACATCGCCTATAATGAGACCTACAGAAAGGAAGATTATGAGGCGATTTCTAATGAATCGTCCAAGTCCAGTCGATGGTGAGATCGAGCGAACGCTAGACGATATGTCGCGCTATTTGCCGGAATCCAGTGAGTATCACAACCTGATAGCCAATCTGGAAAGGCTCATGAAGCTGAAAGCGGAGAATCGCAAAGGCGGAGTGAGCCCGGATACGTTGGCCATCGTGGCTGGGAACCTATTGGGTATCCTGCTGATAGTGGCATACGAGCAGAAGCACGTGATGTCATCGAGGGGATTCGGACAGATTATCAAGCCGAAATACCTCGATCAGACGCACTGAGAAGGTCGAAAACGTGGGAGTCGTGTGGAGAAATCTACATGGCTTCTACGTTTTTCCTTTTTCAAATCCGGAAAAATCCCCCGGGGAGATTTCTGAAAAACCTTTTTCGCGCCAAAAACATGGATTATAATGAGAGCATAACTGAAAGGATGCGCTAATGCGAAGAGCTGTTCAGGTGAGTTTCGTCCGACCAGACGAGCCGAATCTCGAGCATGCACAGAACATTGTGGCATCGCAGATCGAGGAGCACTCCGACCAGATCGGAGACCTTATCGATCATGTGGTCCGCAGGGTTGGCATATTCGTACTCGGCTACGTGGTATTGGATACCGCTCGCCAGATGCTAATTGCGTCCGCACGCAAAAGGTAATGACCTCAGCCAGGGCCCCCACAAGGGCTTTGGTTTTTCGCAAGATTTACAACGGCTATAATGAGAAGAGAGTGTTTTACTTCTCACTATTTTTTTTCACCAGATAAAGGAGACCTTATGCAGGTAACCAAGACAGTTCAGCCATTGAGGGACCTGGTGTCCTTCGAGGGCTTTCGATTTTTGAGGTACCAGTTGCACGAGCAGACACTGCTGAAGCCCCAGCTCGAAGCTCAGGGGTTCACGGGAGTCTGTTTTGGAATGGGTGAGGCAGATGACTACGGTCCTCTGTGCCGCATCGCTAGTTGCAGAGATCAAGATGGAAACAAGAGGATGTTTTATTATGGGTAATTACAAAGTCCACTACAGCGACGGGGGTGGCCGTGGATACGGTCTGAGTAATCTCGTCGGAGATGTCGTGCTATTCGGTGCCACAGGCGGCTTGTGGATCATCTGGGTGATCATCCGCGAGCTAAGGCGGTGAGTTGAACTTTTTTCTCTTTTTGTTCGGGATTTTGTACATATCGTTCATAATTTTCATGGTATGGGCAGTCCTGACAGGTGTTTACTGGTTATATTTGGACTTCCTAGATTGGAAAGCGAGAAAGTGTAAACATGAATCTTCAGAGTCTTCTCTACAAGACGAAGAGAACGGTTAGAGCAAATTCACCCACTCTTCTTGCGGTGGCTGGGGCTGCTGGAACAATTGCAACAGCATATTTGGCATCCAAGGCCTCGTTCAAGGCCTCTGAAATCATTCAGAAAGAGGAGCCAGAAACACCAAGAGAAGCAGTTGAACTCGTCTGGAGAGAGTATATTCCGGCGGCTACGGTTGGTGCGGTCACTATCGGATGTATCATTACGTCTACTCGTATCAGCAATCAGCGTACGGCCGCTGCGGTTGCAGCATATTCGTTCATCGATGAAGCCTTCAAAGGATACAAGGAGAAGGTCATCGAGCAACTCGGTGAGCGCAAGGAACAAGGCATTCGAGATGACATTGCTCAGGATTTCGTCCGGGAGAACAATCCACCAACTCATGAGATTCTGATGGTTGGAACCGGACAGGTCCTGTGCTGTGAGCTCCTAACGAAGCGATATTTCATGGGAGACATGGAAACGTTGAGGAGGGCTCAGAACGACGTCAACGCGCATGTGGTGAACAGCCTATATGTATCGTTGAGTGATTTCTATCATCTAATCGGGTTGAGTACGACATCCAATTCGGATGACGTGGGATGGGATTCCGACAAACTCATGGCTCTGGAATTCTCGACCGTACTCACAGACGACGGGAAACCGTGTCTGGCGTTCAACTACAATTACATCAAACCGATCTAATCGCAAGTAAAACAACGTCTGTAATGAGAGACAATTGAAAGGAATTCTAATGACCGAACCAAAGACCGTCGCCAAGACGGAGGAGGATCCGATGGGTCAGCAATTTGGCAAGCTGATGCTCGCGACAGCGGGAGCATTTGCCGCCACGAAGCTGATCGAGTACGGATTCGATGCTGTCGTGGAGTACCGTCAAATGAAGAAGGATCATAAGTCCTGAATCATGTCGAAGACCTGGAATACATGGAAACATGTATTCTGGGTTTTTCTGTCCCATTGAAAGGAAGTTAGATGCTCAAGCGGAACATCACCTATGAGACGTTTGACGGAGATGAGGTGACAGAGCCTTATTATTTCAACATCTCGAAGTCGGAACTCGTCGAACTCGAAGTCGAATTCGAGGGTGGTTTCGGAGCAATGCTCCAGCGAATCGTCGAGACGAACGATCGCGCAGGCCTTGTCAGGGAATTCAAGAAGCTTATTCTGATGGCCTACGGTGTGAAGTCGGATGACGGTAAGCGATTCGTCAAGTCTGACGAGCTTCGTGATGAGTTCACGCAGACGGCAGCTTATAATTCGTTGTTCATGGAATTGGCGACGAATGACGGTGCTGCTGTGGAATTCGTCATGGGTGTTCTTCCAAAGGACATGCGAGCCGAGATCGGCAAGGAAGTTGCAAAGGCTCCAAGTCCTCCCACTGCGCCTACAACCTAAAGGATATTTATGGATTATGCAGGGAATAGCAACAAGAGCAAAGAGAAGGATCAGCCGGAGAAGGAGAAGATCGAGAAGGTCGTCACTGAGGAGGTGACGGTTCGACAGAAGCCCATCGGGCGGAAGATGAAGGAGATCTTCTTCGGTGGAGAGTTCAAGAGCGCTGCGCGTTATGTTGGTGCAGATGTTCTTCTTCCTGCACTTCGTAATCTCATCGTGGATGCTTCAACTCGAGGAATCGAGAGGATGGTCTACGGCGATTCTTCATATTCTCGACCGAGACGGGCAGAGTATCGTCCTCGGGTCACCTACAACAACCCAATCAATCGCGGTTATGTCATCGATACGACCGGGCGGGCGAATCTACCCGACCAGCCTAGTCGTTCGCGCAACCGTCTTGATGGCGTGGAATTTGTTCTCACCACAAGAGGAGAGGCAGAGACCGTTGTAGAGCGCCTGGGCGATATTCTCGACCGATACGAGGTCGCTTCTCTTGCCGATCTGAAGGAGCTTCTCGGGCTCAAGATCGACCATGTCGATAACAAGTGGGGCTGGTTTGCTCTGAATGGAATCGATGTTCGTCAGATCCGGGAAGGATATTTGCTGGATCTGCCTCCAATGGAAACCATCTAAAGGAAATAGATAATGTCACTAGTTCCAAAGAATGTAAGTCGAACCGCTTATAGGCAAGCTCTTCATGCGAAGAAGAACTCGCCTCATATTTTCTTCATGGGAGGTTTGGCTGGCGTTGTTGCCAGTACCGTTCTTGCTTGTCGAGCAACGCTCAATCTCGACAAGGTCGTTGACGAACTCAGGAATGATATTGAGAACGTCAAGGGGATGGAAGAGGAGAGCGACAGGGAATACCACGACAAAGAATACCATAAAGACCTTGCCTATGTCTATGGTAAGGGTTCATATAACATTGCGAGACTGTATGCTCCGGCGGCAACGCTAGGAGTGGTTTCAATCGCGTGTCTCACTGGTTCGCATATTTCGTTGAACCGGCGTAATCAGGCGTTGACCGCGGCTCTCGCAACCATGACTGCCGCCTACGAAGAGTATCGGCAGCGAGTAAGCGATGAGCTGGGTGCAGATAGAGAGCGTAATATCAACATGTCAACACACGACGAACTAATCACCAATAAAGATGGCGAGAAAGAGCTAATCAAGGTTGCCGATCAGAACGGAAGGTCTCCGTACGCTCGGTTCTTCGATGAGTATTCTCCGAATTGGCAGAAGAACGCTGAACTGAATCGTTTGTTCGTTCAGTGCCAGCAGAACTATGCCAACAATCTCCTTCAAGCTCGAGGGCATGTATTCCTCAACGAGGTTTATGACATGCTCGGTATCGAGCGTTCGCGAGCAGGTTCTGTCGTCGGTTGGGTCATCAGCGATTATGGCGACAACTACATCGACTTCGGGATGTTCGAGGTATATTCTCGAGACTTCGTCAACGGCCAAGAGCGTAGCATCCTCCTCGACTTCAATGTCGACGGTGTGATCTATGACAAGATCTGAGGAGGTGAAGATGAAGGTGCCACAATCATTCAAGAAGCCTTGGGTACTTCCGACTGCTGTCGGTGTCGGATCCTTCGGTCTCGGAATCGTCACAGGAGCATGGCTTGCGCTCAAGCGTCTCGATTATATCGAGGCAGAAGAAGAGCGTAGACGAGAGCAGATGGTGGCAATCGAAGAGATTCGGGCAGATTTCAAGGCCAGGCAGAACGACATCACAGATCTCGATCGTGAGAACTTCTCAAGGGAGATGGCGGAGAGTAAGGCCCGTGTCGAAGCACGAGATGCAAAGGAAGCAGAGACTCCAGTCCCAGACGACATGCCGCCGGATCCTCGCGACGAGAGCCCAATGCGTGAACTCCTCCAGCAAGACGAACTTCCTCTGGTGGACGGAAACATATTCGCAAACGAGCTGCCGGGTTGGGACTACGACGCCGAGTTGGCGAAGAGGAGTCCTGAGAACCCATACGTCATCCACCGGGACGAATATTTCAACGAGGAGATGGAAGGCTACACTCAGATCACGCTCACATATTACGAGGCTGACGACGTTCTTACTGACGAGGACGATACGCCTATTTACGATACTCGTAATATTGTTGGTGATCTCGTATTTGGTCACGGCTCTGGAGACCCTAATGTTCTTTATGTTCGTAATATGAAACTGGAGACAGAGTACGAGATCCTCAGACACACTTCGTCATATACCAAGGAGATCCTCGGGATTGTGGCGGAGGACGAGGCAGAAGTCGAGCATCCGAAGGTCATGAAATTCAGAGATCAGGATGAGTGATGGATGCTGAGTTGGAGGAGCTATATTTCAACTGGCTCATAGCAAAGGTTAATGTCGATCACCACGGTAAGAGTTATCTTGAGCTGTTCAAGGTGCTTCAGAACACCGAGTACGCGTGGATTGTATCCATGGATGACAACCGAGCTGGTGATGGCATCGAGTTGAGACGATATTATCAGGACGCCACAGGAATCACAGTGGATCGTTCCTGGGAAGATCTTCCTTGCTCGATGTTGGAATTCTTCATCGCCTTTGCCGACAGAGCAAACTTTCAGATAAACGATCCTATATCTGATTGGTTCTGGACGTTCATGGACAATCTCGGACTGAGTGAGTTCGACGATGAGCACATGGATTATGAAGCTGTGTCTGAGATCATATTCACTTTTGTCTGGAGAAGGTACGATTACGACGGAAAGAACGGGGGTATGCTCCCGATCCGAAGGAATTGTAAGCAAGATCAGAGGAAGTTGCAGATCTGGGACCAGTTCTTCAGATATTTGGAATCGGAAGGGCGCATGTTTGAATGAGGAAGGAGGTCTGTGGATTTCTACAAGATCATAGTCAAAGAACTTAAAGATGGAACTCTGCAGGTACGTCCTGATTGGAGGGTTGGACGTTCTAAGGACCTAATGACGCGAGGAGGCTCGTTCTATGCCGTTTGGGATGAAGAACGAGGACTTTGGTCAACGGAAATCTACGATGTCCAAAGACTTGTCGACGCGGATCTTCAACGATATTCAGAAGATCAGTATCGCATTACTGGAATTCCACACACAGTTGCTACGCTTGAGTCGCATGGTACAAAGCTCTGGGATGATTTTCAGAGATATCTTAGGAACAGTGGTAACAACTACCACAACCTTGATGAGCGACTTACGTTCCGGAACACGATCGTTAACAAGAGCGATTATGTTAGCAGGCGTCTTGATTATGCTCTCGATTCAGGTGATTGTGGCTCTTGGGTGGATCTGCTTGATACTCTTTATAACGAAGAAGAGAGAGCCAAGATCGAGTGGGCCATCGGAGCAGTGGTATCCGGAGACTCAAAGAAGATCCAGAAGTTCCTAGTCTTCTATGGGCCACCGGGAAGCGGCAAGTCCACGATTCTGAACATCATCCACAAGCTGTTCGACGGTTACACGGCCATATTCGATGCACGTGAGCTGTCGGGCAGTAACAATGCGTTCGCGACCGCAGCATTCAAGTCCAACCCACTTGTTGCGATCCAGCACGATGGGGATCTGTCCAGGATCTACGACAACACAAAGCTCAATTCGATCGTCGCTCATGAGAGCATGACGGTGAACGAAAAGTACAAGACCCCGTTCGAGACGAAGTCGAATGCTTTTCTGTTCATGGGAACCAACGTCCCTGTCAAGATCTCTGATGCCAAGTCGGGAATCATTCGTCGTCTCATCGACGTCGTTCCAACTCAGCAGACGTTTGATCATGACACGTACCATATTCTCATGGAGAGGATCGAGTTCGAGCTTGGTGCAATCGCTCAGCGTTGCCTGGAGCGTTATATTTCAATGGGAAAGAATTACTATAGTGGTTATCGCCCAACGGAGATGATGCTCCAGACAGACGTCTTCTACAACTTCGTGGAAGCCAACTTCGATGTATTCAAGGCTGAGGACGGAATCACCCTCAAGAGGGCTTGGGCTCTCTACAAGGAATTCTGTGCTGAGACGGGCATTGAGAAGACGCTACCACAGTACAAGATCAGGGAAGAGCTCAAGAACTACTTCGACGAGTTCCATGAGCGGATCAGATTGGATGGGGTGGAAGTGAGAAGCTACTACAGCGGTTTCAAGCATCTTACCCCATCCCCACCAAAGTCTGATCTACCGATCAAAACAGAAGGCGATTACAAGATCGAGTTGGTAGATGGTCCGTCACTGTTTGACACCACGTATCCATATTTGCCAGCTCAAGAAGCTAACAAGGAAGGACTCCCTCCAAAGAAGTGGGAGAATGTCGATACGGTATTGGAGAACATATTCACGAGCAATCTCCACTACGTCAAGGTCCCAGAGAATCACATCGTCATAGATTTCGATCTTGTAGATGAAGATGGTGAAAAATCCCTGGGGGCAAATTTGGCAGCAGCTTCGCTATGGCCACCTACTTACGCAGAATTGAGCCAGAGTGGGAAAGGCTTGCATCTGCATTATATTTACGAAGGCGACGTTACAGAGCTGTCAAATGTCTACGATGTAGGTATCGAGATCAAGACGCTTCTGGGGAACTCCTCTCTCAGAAGGAAGTTGACTAAATCTAACAACGTAAACATCACTCCGCTAAACGGAGGATTACCCAAGAAGGACAAGAAGGTGATTGACGAAAAGAGCATCAAGACCGAAAAGGGTCTTCGTGATCTGATCGGCAGAAACCTTCGCAAGGATATTCATCCTGGAACGAAGCCATCCGTGGACTTTATTCTAAAGATCCTTGATGATGCTAATGAATCTGGTCTTGCTTATGATGTAAGAGACATGAGACCTGATATTCTTGCGTTTGCCGCCAGAAGCACTAATCACTCGGCAGAATGCATCAAGATGGTACAGGCGATGCAATTCGTCGGTAACCAGATGCCAGAACCTACGGATATTTCGGACGATCCGATTGTCTTCTTCGATGTGGAGGTATATCCAAACCTCTTCGTCGTGTGTTGGAAGTCACAGGGCACTGATACCGTAGTACGGATGATAAACCCCCTCCCACAAGACATCGAACCCTTATTTGCAAGGAAACTAGTTGGATTCAACAACCGGAGGTATGACAACCATATCCTCTATGCACGCTTCCTCGGATATTCTCTCGATGAGCTTTACGTTCTTAGTCAGCGAATCATCACTGGGGGTAATGATAATCGAGTTCTCTTCGGAGAAGCATACAATCTATCGTACGCTGATATTTACGATTTCTCCTCGAAGAAGCAGGGACTGAAGAAGTTCCAGATCGAACTCGGGATCCATCACATGGAGCTCGATTTGCCCTGGGATCAGCCCGTGCCAGAGGGAATGTGGTCGAAAGTAGAGGAGTACTGCGTCAATGACGTTGTCGCAACTGAGAAGGTATTTGAAGACCGCAAGCAGGATTTTGTTGCTCGTCAGATTCTTGCTGAGCTGTCTGGACTATCTGTCAACCACACAACACAGGCTCACACGGCCCGTATAATCTTTGGAGACGACCCGAAGCCACAGGCATCCTTCGTTTATACAGACCTGAGCGAGCAATTCCCAGGTTACATATTTGATGGAAAGGAGAGTACTTATCGTGGCGAAACCACTGGTGAAGGTGGATACGTGTACGCCGAACCTGGCTTTTATCAGCACGTGGCACTTTTGGACGTGGCGAGTATGCATCCGACGAGTATCGAGCAACTTAATGTATTCGGACCGTATACCGAAAAGTTTGTTGCCCTCAAAGAAGCGCGTTTGGCAATCAAGAATAAGGACTACGACACTGCCCGTGGCCTCCTTGACGGCAAGCTCACCGAGTTTCTGGGCGACAGTGAAGGCGCTGAAGGGCTGGCCTACGCTCTTAAGATCGTCATCAACATAGTCTACGGACTGACAAGCGCAAGGTTTCCCAATCCTTTCCGAGATAATCGGAATAAAGACAACATCGTGGCAAAGCGGGGTGCTTTGTTCATGATCGACCTAAAGAATGCAGTACAAGAGAAAGGATATACTGTTGCCCACATCAAAACAGACTCAATCAAGATTCCTGATGCGACACAAGAAATCATTGATTTCATTGTTGATTTTGGCCGTCGCTACGGTTATGACTTTGATCTGGAAACTACGTACGACAGATTCTGCCTCATCAACGACGCAGTTTATGTTGCCGACAAAGGGGGACATTGGACGGCTGTTGGGGCACAGTTCCAGCACCCGTACGTCTACAAGACTCTTTTCTCGGGAGACGAGCTAGTTTTCAGTGATTTCTGCGAGACGAAGAATGTCACGCAGGGAACCATGTATCTCGATTTCACTCATGGCGCCGAGAATGACGTTCGTGAGATGAGACACGTAGGACGCACAGGGAGTTTCGTTCCCGTCGAACACGGCGGGGGCGTTCTCTGGCGTATCAAGGATGGTAAGCAGTACCACGTAGCTGGTACGAAGGGATATTCGTGGATTGAGCGTGAACTGGCAGAAAATCGTAATGACATCCAGGAACTGGACATCGACATGCGATATTTCGATGCGCTCGAGAAAGCGGCAATCAAGGCAATTGAGCAGTTTGTTCCATTTGAGCAGTTTGTGAGAGAGGACCACTAATGACGGATCAGGCCAAGACATTTATGGTGGAGGATGCTCAGATCATCTTCCGTAACTTCGCTGGGAAGGAGGGGCAGTACAACCGTGAAGGCGATAGGAATTTCGCAGTCATCTTGGATGCGGCAGTAGCCGAACAGATGCTTCAGGACGGTTGGAATGTCCGCTACCTGGAACCCAGGGAAGAGGGAGAAGAGCCGACCCCATATGTGCAAGTCTCGGTGAATTACAACAATCGTCCGCCTCGCGTGGTCATGATCACATCAGCTTCCAGGACTCAGCTAGATGAGGGTTCTGTGGAGGTGTTGGATTGGGCTGATATCAAGGTAGCAGACCTGATTGCTCGTGGATACGAATGGACGGTTAACGGGAAGAGCGGAACCAAGGCATATCTGCAATCCCTGTTCGTCACAATCGAAGAAGACGCCCTCGAACGGAAGTATGCGATCAATGAGCATCCCGGTAACAGTTAAAGCCCCAGAACCAGAAGGAAGCACTATGGATTTCAACGAGTTTGTCCGTAAGCCATTCGTGGTGGAGGCCGTCGAGATCACGGAGGAGAACATTTCCGAGGCAGCCGAGTACATCGGTACCCTGCGGAAGAAGGATGACGGCACGCCATATATCCAGGTGGATCGACGACTCATCCCGAATGTCTTCCGTGTCTTCCCTGGTTTCTGGATGACGCGAATGGGTGATAACATCCGTTGCTACTCGAAGAAGATCTTCATGGATCAGTTCACGCCCATCACGACAGAGGTTCGTGAGTGGGTGACGTTCATGGCGAACGAGGACGCTAAGGAGTCGGATCCGGTCGACGCGACCTAGACGCGAAAAAAACACGTTCTATAGTAGGAGGAGAAGTGAATCTTCGGATTCGGGGCCGCAAGGCCTACTCCTCTCATTTTTTTCCAAGGAGGTGGCGTGCCCAGAGACGACATCGTACATTTTGATTTTGAGGGTGTCTCATATTGTCGTGAGATCAAGAATCCGAACCTATCGGACAACCCTCTCGAGGTCGATTGTCTGGCGTGTGTTGTGAAGATGGAAAAGGAAGGTATATTCCTCGCGAGACTCAGGTCCATGATGAATCATCCTTCTAATAAAGAGGGCGCTAGGATTGGGAGGTCCTACAGTCTGCAGAGTCTCAAGGCCCCTGGCTCCGTCAGACCGCCCTTAATCCCGCCAGCCAAGATTTAATGGGTGCTAGCGTTATAGAGCGCTACTGTCTGTGAAGGGATCGGTTCTATGACCGTATCGTCCAAACCTTGTCAGGCCACTCAACGGTGTACGTGAAGGACACACGGAAGTTCCCGGAGTTGATCGACCTGGGATCGTCAACCAAAAAACCGCTTCGTTGCCACATTGCGTGGGTTTACCCCTGTTCCCACAGAGGGCCCCATCTTACGTGTAGAGTAGTGTTTCTACTCTTGGGACGCGTGAGGACGAAGGACGGAGGGGTAAGAAGGTGAAGAACCACTTTACCCCTCCCAATTTCGCTTTGACTTACCGGCGATGGGAGTCTGTGAGTCATATCGGCTGTGGGGTGGACGTCACTGGGCCTCTGCCTGGGCTCCCCGCATCGGACGTCTGCCCCATAGAACGACAACAAAGGAGAAGAAGGTGACGGGAAAGAGACTTGAGGATCTAGTTAATGTGGAATCCGAACACCTGGTAGGCTTTGCTACAAATGCCCCCCTGGTAAAGATGAGGGCAGAGTCAGACGGCACCGTCATGGTGGGGCAGATGAGTCCCGAGCAGGCTCGAGATATCGCGATGAATCTTCTCGAGTGTGCTGCGAGGGCTGAGTACGAGTACGACCTGTTGATCGAGATGCAACGGTTGGAGTTCGAGGATCAGGCGATCGCGGGCATATTCGGAATGGTGAGAGCTGGGGAATTCAGAAGGCATACAGGAGACGATTAGCGGGCAGGGTGGGGATATGGCCTAATTGGTGGGCAGATAATGGTACATCCCAGTAAGCCCCATATTGGGAGGATGCAAGTGGAAGAAAAACCATTTGGGCTAATCATCGGACTCGCGCTGGTAGGCGTCGCATTTTACGAATTCAGACTGAAACGAATGCGGAAAGACGTCAAAGAACTCCAGACGGTCCTTAATAATCACATCGAACACCAATTCCAAGAGATAATTGACGAAGCCTTCGAGGAGATCGTAGATAATTATGACGACTAATCAGAAACTCCACGAATACGTTCTCAGCACGGCAGATTATGCGAGACAAATTGCCGATGATGTAGAGCACGATGTCTATGACATTCCCATGCTACTTGGGATGTCGCTTGAAACGAATGCTCTGGCCAAGACATTGAAGAACATGTCTGGTATGAACCATACAAAAGAGGTCAGAGAGGATTTGAGGACCCTTTCGAGGCAATTCAGGGCACTTTCATCGACTTTATTGATGGTTGCAGACGTAAAGTTCGGCTCTTTTTAGAAAGGCGCAAAATCTACAACTCCTATAGTGAAAGAACCTACTACAAAGGAGTTTGCTATGAAGAGCACACTGAAGACCAAGTACCGTAAGGCGAAGGGCTTCGTTGGGCGTCACAAGGAAGCATTCATCGTTGGTGGAGTCGCGTTGATCGCGATTTCGCTGCAGAAGAATGCCATCCAGGACCTCAACGAGTTCATCACCGAGAAGGGATTGGCCGGTGAGTACCTCGAGCGAATCGAAGAGGGGTAAAAGAAGGGGGAGTCCCGTAAAAAGGACTCTCTCTTTTTTGTTTGGCGCGTAATTTACATACAGTATAATGAGACCAAACAAGGAGGAAGTTAATGGAGAAGATCTACACCCGCAGGGAGCAGTTCAAGTTCCTCAGCTATTGGATGGGCCCGTGGAGGGCTGCATTCATCATGCTGAGGGGCGGATTGAGCCGCTCGCAGCAGGAAGAACTTCGGACCGCAGGCTACTGACTGTGGTTTGGAAGCAAAGGGAGAGGACTGACAATCCTTTCCTTTTTTTCTGAAGTATTTACCCACTTACAAGGAGTTAGTTAATGGCCGCTATTGCCACTATTGAGTCAATCCTGCGGAAGTACCCGCGTGAGTATGTCGAGTGCCGTGCATTCGGCCACAACTGGGAGAACCTCTCAGGCCTGGTCAAGCACGATTATTTCTCCACCGTCCGTGGCAAGAAGTCATATTGTGAGAGTTGCGAGATGGTGCGGTACCGTTGGTATCTCAGTACAGGCAAGCGTTTCGGACCGAACTCGTATGATGCTCCGGAGGGATATTCGCTGCATCTTGACGATTACAAGGACCTCGACAGACTCCCCACCTTGGAGGAATGGCGTGGACTGGCTTTGAAGAGGGCGGGTTTCAGGACGAGCCCTAATGTGGAGACATTGAGTCAGAAGACTAGGGTAAGGAAGAGTGCATAATGCCGAAACAAGACGTAATGGCGCGTGAGTATTCCCTGTGGATCCTCAAACATGCCGAGAAGCACCATCAGAGGACGGGGCAGTACCTGTTCAACAGTTTGCCCCAGGAGGCTGGAGCGGTGATCGTTGGGACGGTGTTCGATCCGTTTCACAAAGACATGTCCCAGTATCAGGTCGAGGACTGGCTTCTCCACCATGCGATATTCAACGACAACGAGTCCATCGTGGCCATCTTCAACAACAACGACATGCTGTGGGAGAGGGAGTGATTCGCACGATTTACAACGCGTATATTGAGAGAGATAGCTTAGTGCAAAACTAGTCCCAGAACTGGACACTACAGTGATAAAGACTGTCATTGATAGTACACTGATCTCTCTTTTTTGTTTGTCCCCCCATCAGGAGAAGATAATGAAAGAACAGATAAAGGAACATTTCGAGAAGTACAAGGTGTGGTATATCGGTGCAGGTGCTTGCGCTGTAACCGCAGGAATTACATGCGTTATAACGAGAGGCGTTAGCTCGCGATGTATCGGTCGTGGAGCTACTGTGACCGCCGGCCGTGAAGCTATCGTGGCCGGAAAGAACATTGCGATGAGCAACGTCTCTTTTATTTCTTCCGATCGGCAAGGGCCTCCGTCTTGGGTTGTTCGGTGTAAAGAAACGGGTAATATCTTTACATCGCAACGTTCGGCAGCATTTGAAATGGATCTTAATCAAAGTCTCATTTCTAGTCATCTTAATGGGACCACAGATCACGTGAACGGGTTTCATTTCGAACGTATTTGCATGGCGGCGTGAGAAGAAACGAACAGTAAGAGATAGCTCCTGACAAGGGCTATCTTTTTTCTAGGAGGCATAAATGATCGAATTGATGCCCCACCAGGAGGAAGCTGTCGAGAAGTTGGACAACGGAAAGATCCTCTGGGGCGGTGTAGGCACTGGTAAATCGCTGGCTGTGCTGGCTTATTACATGGAGAAAGAGTATGGACGTGATATTGTTGTTATCACCACGGCCAAGAAGAGAGACAGCTTGGAATGGGAGGGTGAAGCGGCGAAATTCGGAATCAGCACCGCGCAAGAGCTTACGAATAGCGGCTCACTTATCGTGGAATCTTGGAACAATATCGCTAAGTTTGAAAAGATGCGTGATTGTTTCTTCATCTTCGATGAGCAACGGCTCGTAGGGAGCGGTGCATGGGTGAGATCATTCCTGAAGATCGCAAGGTACAACCGGTGGGTCCTTTTGTCTGCAACTCCCGGCGACACATGGATGGATTATGTCCCTGTGTTCGTCGCGAATGGCTACTACAAGAACTTGACAGACTTCAAGTCGAAGCACGTAATCTACGAGGCCTTCACGAAGTATCCGAAGATCAAGATGTTTCTTGGTGAGAGGCATCTGGAGAATCTGAGGAACAAGGTCCTGGTTGAAATGCCATTCATAACCCATACCGAGCGGATTCTGAACTGGCTGGAGCCTAATTACGACAAGGAGAAGTTCGATGACGTCCTGAAACGTCGTTGGAATCCATATGAGGAGCAACCGGTCAAGGATATTGCCGAGATGTTCCGGCTCATGCGGCGAGTTGTGAATGCTGATCCGTCGCGTATAGAGCTCGTGGAGATGCTCATGGATTGCCACCCCCGTTTGGTGATCTTCTACAATTTTAATTACGAACTGGAGCTCCTGAGGGGCCTTAGAGACCAAACTGAGGTGTATGAGTGGAACGGGCATCGTAAGGATCCGCTTCCCACAGGGCCATGTTGGATCTATCTTGTTCAATACGCGGCTGGTGCAGAGGGATGGAACTGTACCACAACGAATGCCATGGTATTATACAGCCTTACGTATAGTTACAAGAATTTCATCCAAGCTCAGGGTAGGATAGATCGTTTGGATACACCTTATACCGAACTTTACTACTACATTCTTGCGTCAAATTCTGTGATTGACCGAGGAATCAAAACGGCCCTGACCTCGAAAAAGAACTTCAATGAGCGAAAATTCGCCCATGAAAGAGCTAAGGCCGCTTCGATTTTCAAATACCTCTGAGATTTGACGCAGAGCCAAAAACGCAATAAACACTGGGGTTATTGACTTTTCGACCATTTTGAGGTGCGTCAAATGTCAAATTTTTCACCCTTATAATCTTTATAGGAATTATCGATGTTCTTACCCAGGGTGAGTATATACCCCCCCGTTTCCGTATAAAAAGTTTTACCCCCCCTAAATTTATGACATTTGACGCAGAGAGGAGAAATTGTGGAAAATGACGAGATTTGGGCAGACATTCCAGGATTCCCCGGCTATTCCATCAGTAGCCTGGGAAGAATAGCCAATCTCAAATGGCAGATGTTGATGCAGACCAGCCAGACAATAGAAGGGCACGTGAAGATCTCTCTCCAGGGAGAGGATGGAAGACACACCCTTTCTGTGAAGAAACTGGTTGCGAGAGCCTTTGTCTATCAACCATCACCCATGTTCAACGCGGTCATCAATTTGGATGGTGACATCACGAACGTGGAGGCAAGCAATCTACAATGGCGTCCTAGATGGTTCGCGTGGCGCTATCACAGGCAATATCAGGACAAAGGCAATCCCGTGTATTTCAGAAACATCCCCATCTACAATCAAGGAACTGGGTACGAGTACCCATCCATAGAGATAGCCTCGAAGACAGACGGTGTCCTCATGGAAGATGTATTGATCTCGATCCGAACAGGCGCGTTGGTCTTCCCAGATCAAGGACCATACGTAGCTCGGTAGGTGAGTAAATTGTAGCGATAAAAACATGCTTTATAATGAGAGGATGTGTCGTATGGATACAATTCCTTTCATTTTTCAAAGGAGACATATGCGAGAGAGTACTTATCAGAGACAACTCATCGATAAGCTTCTCAAGATGTTTCCCGACTGTCTCATTCTCAAGAATGATTCAAGCCACGTGCAAGGCATCCCAGATCTGAGTATCTTCTACATGGACAAGTGGGCAATGCTGGAAGTTAAGGTTGACGAGAAAGCCCCCACCCGTCCTAATCAGGAGTACTATATCGAGAAGCTTTCAGAAATGTCTTTTGCAGCGATTATCTACCCAGAGAATGAGGAGGCTGTGCTAGATGCTCTTCAATCGGCATTCGGAGTTAGAGGGCCAGCACGCATTTCTTAGCCCGAGTAATTACAGTTGGGTGAACTACACTGATGAGAAGTTGGAGTCTAGATACGTAACTGTAAGGGCGGCACAAAGAGGCACAGATATTCACAAACTGGCTCATGATGCCATAAGACTTGGGATCAAGCTGTCCAGGGGTAATCAATCGCTGTCGACCTATGTCAATGATGCCATTGGATACAGAATGTCATCAGAGCAGCCGCTTTACTATTCGCCGAATTGTTTTGGTACTGCCGATACCATATCGTTTCGACGAGGTAAGCTCAGAATCCACGACCTCAAGACTGGGGTCACACCATCTAAGGAGAAGCAACTAGAGATTTATGCCGCATTATTCTGTCTTGAGTATGGGGTTTCTCCATATGACATCGAAATCGAGCTTCGTATTTATCAGCGTTCAGAGATTCTAGTATTCGAGCCGACGCCTGAAGCCATCGCAGGGATAATGGACACAATTGTGGAATTCGATAATCAAATCGAAGCGTTGAAGGCTTCTGACCGGTTCTAGGATCAAAGGAGGTGTATTGTGACGGTGATCGATGAGATTGAATACCTTTCCCATTATGGTATTCTTCGTAGGTCGGGTAGATATCCATGGGGTTCTGGTGATAATGTTACACAAAGAAGCCAGTCTTTCTTGGACATCGTAGGTGAGCAGAAGAAGCAAGGTTTAAGTGAAGTCGAGATCGCTAGAGGACACGGAATGTCCACCACAGATCTCCGACAGGTTCGCTCTATGTCTAGGACAATTATAAGGCAAGCGAAACAAGCGGAGGTCAATCGTCTTCGCTATGACAAAGGCTGGTCTTGGACTGCCATTGCCGAGAGGATGGGTATCAACGAGTCATCTGTGAGAGCTCTCGCCAATCCCGCAGCGCAGGAGAGAACAGACATCCTCAAGACAACGACGGACATGCTCAGGCGTCAGTCTGCAGAGAAACCGTTCTTGGACGTTGGTAAGGGTGTTGAGAACAGCATCGGTATCAGTCAGCAGAAGCTTTCTACTTCTTTGGCCATGCTGAAGGAAGAAGGTTACACAGTCCACAATGTTCCTATTCCTCAGCTAGGAACAGGGCATGACACCACCACTAAGGTTTTGTGTCCCCCCGGTACAACGCAAAGAGATGCTTTCCTGAATCGCTATAATATTCGACAGATTCAGGAATTCTCTGACGATGGCGGCAGAACAAACTATGGTCTCATTCCACCAACATCCATCAATCCAAAGCGTGTTGGAATAAACTATGCAGAAGATGGTGGGTCCAAAGCGGATGGTGTCATCTATGTCCGTCCAGGCGTTCCAGACGTTTCGCTTGGCGGAAAGAACTACGCACAGGTTCGTGTGAAGGTAGGCGATGGTCATTATATGAAGGGTATGGCCATGTACAAAGAAGGCCTTCCCGAAGGACACGACCTTGTGTTCAACACGAACAAGCCACGATCTGAAGGAATGTTCGGGGTTCTTAAGGGATTGTCTGATGATCCGGACAATCCGTTTGGCGCTGTCATTCAACGTCAGATCGGAGAGAAGAATGAGAAAGGCGAGGTCACGAAGCTCACCTCAGTGATGAACCTCGTCAACGAAGAAGGCGATTGGGCAGATTGGTCGAAGACACTATCCGCCCAGGTCCTCTCAAAACAATCCCCCCAGCTTGCGAAAACACAGTTGGACATGGACTATGAAAGGAAGGTAAATGATTTCAAAGACATCTCCTCGCTTACGAATCCAGTAGTTAAGAAGAAGCTTCTTGAAACTTTTGGTGATGGTTGCGATTCTGATGCTGTCCATCTAAAGGCTGCGGCTCTTCCACGTCAAGCATGGCATGCGATTCTTCCAATAGAATCCCTGAAGCCAACTGAAGTTTATGCCCCGAATTACGAGAACGGAGAACGCGTCATTCTGATTCGTTACCCGCATGGCGGCACGTTCGAGATCCCAGAGTTGACTGTAAACAACAAACAACACGAAGCACGAAAGCTTCTTGGAAATGCTCCAGATGCTGTAGGGATCAACTCTGAGGTGGCAAGGAGACTGTCTGGAGCGGACTTCGATGGTGATACGGTTCTTGTAATTCCAAATAAGCACGGTCAGGTCAAGACCACACCGGCTTTGGCTGATCTCAAAGACTTCGATCCCATCAGAGACTACAAACTTCCAGACGATGCTCCTCGCATTACGAGTGCCACTAAACAGAAAGAGATGGGGAAGGTTTCTAATCTGATTGCTGACATGACGGTCAAGGGAGCTGAGCATTATGAGATTGCTGCAGCAGTAAAGCATTCGATGGTTGTCATCGATGCTGAGAAGTGGCATCTTGATTACAAGAGATCGGCTGTTGAACAAGGTATCCCTAGCTTAAAGAAGAAGTATCAAGGAGGTAGTAATGCGGGTGCCTCAACTCTAATCACAAGATCTGGGGCAAAGGTCTTTATTGACAAAAGAAAAGCCAGGCCTGCTGGTGAAGGCGGCCCTATCAACAAAGAAACAGGGGCTAGAGAATACGTACCATCCGGTCAGATGCGTACAGACAAGAAGGGTAATAAGGTACCCAAGCAAGAGCGTGCTAAGCGTATGTCCTTGACTGAGGATGCACGCGCCCTTCTATCTGACACCCCCTCCAGGATGGAACTACTGTATGCCGATCATGCCAACCGATTGAAGGCGCTTGGTAACCGTGCCCGTCTTGAGGCGGTACATACCCCCCGTCAAAATACCTCCCCCTCTGCCCGGAAAGCATACCCCCGTGAAGTAGCCTCCCTCGATTCTAAACTGGCCCTCGCCAAGAAGGGAGCACCCCTT